CCAGCTTCACCAGGGCGGTCGCCTCGTCGTCGAGGTGCTGGATGGCTTCCTGGGCGGCTTGCTGCTTCAGCACCTTGGTCTTGCCGGTGCGGATCGCATCCTCGGCCGCGAGGAGGTCTTGGTGGGCGCTGAACAGGTCGGCGCGCACCTCCAGTGGGTCGAAGTACTGGTCGATCAGGTACTGGGCGTCGGCCGCCAGGTGGGTACGGACAGCGTTGCTGTCGCGGATGACCTTGCCGGTGTCGGTCGTCCAGGTCTTGCGCCAGTCCCCGGAATCGGTCTGGAGGTTCTTCAGCGAGACGCCGACATCGTCGGCCATCTTGCCGGCGATGTCGGCCGTCCCGACCATGCCGGCGCCCACGGTCACCAGGTCATCGGCGGCCTTACCGGCGGCCTCGCTGGTGCCGGTCATCGCGTCGGCCGCCGCGTGCCAGGGGCCAGGGATCGAGCCGATGACGTTGTTGAGGTCGATGGCCGTCGTGATGAAGCCGGCGATCTCGGCGTCGGCCCGGTTGACGATGCTGTTGAGGTTGTCCCACACCGGGGCGAGCCGGTTCGCGAGCCAGTCGATGGTGTCGCTCAGGGTCGGGATGAACGATGTGGCGATGAAGTTGGACAGGTTGGTCAGCGCCGGCGTGAGCTGCTGGCCGACCTTGACCTGGGTGTCCTCCATCTCGGCCGCGACCTTGCGCTGGCTGTTGATGAGCTGGTCGCCCGTCCGGGCCACGTCGCCCTGGGCCGTCCTGGTCTGCTCCAGGATGAGGGCGTAGCGGGCCTGAACCTTCTGGCCCTCGGTGAAGGTGCCGTTGACCTTGGTGAAGCCCAGGTCGGCCGCCTTCGCGTCGACCGCTGCCGCGCTGATCGCCACGCCCAGCTCGCGCAGGGGCTTCTCCTGACCGACGATGCCCGACTGGAGCTTGGTCAGCACCTCGTCGACCGGGATGTTGTTGAAGGACGACAGATCGGCCGCGAGCTGGACGAGCGCCTCGGACATACCGACGGTGGCCGCCGGCCCCACGCCCATCGCCTTGAACAGGTTGCCGAAGGTCGACGCGGCGCCCAGGGCCGCGTTCTCCGACATCAGCATCGTCGTCGCGGCCGTCTTGCCCCACGCCTCGATCTGGTCGGACGAGCTGCCGAAGACGACGCGCGTCTTCTGGAGCGTCTCGTTGAAGTCGGCGGCGAGCTTGGAGCTGGTCTCCAGGAAGTCGATTACGTCGCCGGCCTTGTTGGCGACGAGGTTCAGACCGGCGGTCAGAGCCTTGGCGCCCACGACGCCGACGAGCGTCGAGCTGGCGGCGCCCTTGCCCAGGGTGTCGAACTTGTCTCTGATCTTCGACAGGGTCGACGAGACCTTGTCTTCCAGCTCCAGCAGGATGCGGATGCGGTTGTCGGCCATCTACGCGATGTCCCGCAGCAGCTCGTGGACGTTGGCCTGGGCCGCGCGCCACAGGCGCAGCGTCGTCTGGTGGAAGGCCCCGGTCTCCTGCTCGACCATCGAGTAGGCCGCCATCAGTGCCCGCGCCTGGTGGGCGCTGAAGCCCTTGTTCTGGACGTAGACGTTGGCCTTGATGGTCGTGCCCAGGAGGTCGCGGCTCGACGAGTACGGGACGCTGGCGACGACGTGTTCACGGACACGCGGCGGCTCGACACCGTGGCTGATGATCGCGCGGCTCGACTCGCCGGCGGCGAGCTGCTCCTGCACGTCGGCCTGGCCGGCGAGAACCATCCCGCGCGCCATCCGGCGTGCGTTCTGGCGGAAGGTGAGCCCTGGGTCTTTCTTGAAGAACGGGCCCGAGAGCTGGGTCTCCATCTTCGTCATGGCAAACACGTCAGCCACGGGTCAGCCTCGCTTCACGGTCGTTGTCCAGAACAGGTCGACGAGCGCCAGGAGCAGCGCGTCGGTGTCGTCCAGGTCGCGCGGGCTGAACGTCCCCCGCCGGGAGAGCAGCAGCGCGTCTCGGAAGAGGTCGGGATCGGGCAGCCGGTTGACCTCCGCCTGGCTCACGGGCCCGCCTAGGGCTAGGCGTCCGATGAGGGCGGAGTAGACGCGTTTGGGACCGTCGCTCCGACCCACAGCTCGGCGGCCTTCTCAAACAGGGTGTCGACGATGTCGTCGGGCGCCCGGTCGATCGCGTCGGGGTCGGTGATGACGACCGGATCGCCGTCGGGGTCACGGACAGACCAGTCGCGCACGAACGCCCGGACGAGCTGGGTCGTCCAGTCGAAGGCGATCTCCGGGTCGTCGCGGCTCTTGATGCGGGCGGCCTTGATGGCCTTGTCGGTGCCGTGGGTGATGCGCTCGCGCATGTCGGCCCACTGGCCGTCGCGCAGCTCGATCCGGGGCATGGTCAGCTCCACAGTTAGGCCGGGGCGGGCGAACTGTGGAACGCCCGCCCCGATGGCTCAGGTGAGGTGCCAGAGGAGGGCGATGCAGACGGCGATGACCGCCCAGGTCGTGATCGCCTGGCCGCGCGCCCTGACCTGGTCGACGATCGCGAGGACGAGCCCGACCACGACCCACGCGTCGGGGATGCTCACGAGATGGTCGCCACACCGTTGGTGACCACGAACGAGTAGCTCGTCGAGCTGGTCACGTCGAAGACCGGCTCCAGGGTCAGTACCTCGGTGACGATGCCGTTGGTGTCGGCCCACTTGCGGTCGGTGTAGACGCCGTACATGTCGTGCTGGACGATCGCGCCGACGCCGGTCGTGGTCAGGACGCGGACCTTGCGGATGGTCTTGGCCTGGTAGGCGCTGAACTCGGTCGCGATGTTGTACTGACGGGTGATCTCCGCCTTCCAGGTCCGGTGCGCCGGCCGGAAGACGGCCTGAGCAGCGAGGGTGTTGTCGAGGGCGTAGAACGGCACCGGGTTCATGTCGAGGGTGAAGTCGACGGCCGTCACCAGGAGGTCGGTGGTCGCGCCGATGGTCGTCGTGTCGATCTTCACCACGGTGTTGTTGCAGGACAGCGGCGTGACCACGCGGTCGGACAGGGCGCCGGTGAAGGCGGTGATCTGGGTCAGCGGCTTGGCGTACAGGTACCTGGCCGAGTAGGTCGCCGCCCCGTCGTTGTTCTTCTCGTAGTGGATGTTCAGCTCGTCGCCCATCCCGTAGGTGAGCTGGATACCTGGGGAGGTCGGGATCGCGACGGAGTCGCCGAGCTGGATGGTGTGCGACTTCACGTCGTCGGCCGTGTTGGTCGGGGTGAACGTCCACACGAAGGGGCCGGCGCCGGTCGGCGTGGTGATGCCCTTCGCGAACATGTTCAGGTGCCAGATGATGTCGTCGTAGGTCAGCCGGCCCTGCATCGTGAGGCGGGACAGCTCGGGGCCTGGGGCGGCCGAGAAGAAGCCTTCATAACTCGCCCGCAGCTCCTCCGGGCGAACCGTCGCCACGGAGTGTTCAAGGTCGAACGACTCGGCATAGATGAGCCGGGTCGGCGTGAGGGATGTCCCTCTGGTGACCTCAAGCGCCGCACGCGCCGAGGTGAAGACCGTCATCGGCACGCCCATCGGTCAGCTCTCCTCTACAGCAGGAGACCCCGGCTCTTCCGGGGTCTCTTCGGTGTCTTCGGTGTCGTCGCGGTCGGGCGGTGGTTCGCCGTCGCGGAGCTGGTCGATGACCGGTGGCGACTCGGTTGTGAACGCCCCCGACTCGACGCAGAACGGGTCGTCGCACTCGTGCGGGACGTGGGGCACGTCGTTGATGTAGAAGCCGTCGACCGGGTAGACCATCGGCGGCGTGGGCGGAACGGCAGCACCCTTGGTTGGACTCATGGCTGAAGGTCTCCTACGTGGACGCGGACGATGTACTCGACGACATCAAACTTGACCCTCGCGTACTCCTGGCCGTCCAGCTCCAGGCGGGCGGCGACGATCCGGCCGCTCGTCCTGGGATCGGGCCCCAGGGTGTCGCCGTCGCGCAGCCGGTCGCGCAGGGCGTCGTGCCAGGCGTACAGCCAGTCCGACCGGGCCGGGTAGTCGGTGGGATCGCGCAGCAGCCTGACCGGGAAGTCGTAGTCGTCCTGGCGGATGCGACTCATGACCACCTCTAGCTGGCCGGCCGGGTGGTAGACGAGGATCACCGGGGTCGCCGCGACGGTGTTCGGGAGGCTGGCCGTCGGGGCGCTGACCAGGCTCTCGGTCGTCGACCCGATGGTCGCCGTGGCGCCCAGGTACTTGGCGGCGATCGCGTCGGCGATGACCTTCAGCGTCATGGGATGTTGGTGTAGGCCGTCAGCAGCTCGCGGTCGGCGGGGCTGATGAAGCGCAGGACGGTCATGGCTCCGGTGGGCCCGACGGCCGCCATCCCGCCGGCGCCCGAGCCCTTGGACAGGTATGAGCCGACGACCGCGCGCAAGGCGATCGCCTGGATGTCGGGCGGGATCGCCGGCCAGCCCAGGCCCATCGTGACCCGGACGGTGTTGGAGCCGATGGCGAAGTACGACCCGGACAGGTCGCTGATGGCGATGCTGGTCGGCGGCCAGCCGTAGGTCCGCTCGGCGATCACCGGGCGCAGCCACCACTCCGCCGTCGGCACGGTGCTGTAGACGCCACCGATCTCGGGCTGGCTCGACACGGCGACCTCCAGCAGGGACGCCTCGGCGATGCCCTGGGGCACGGGGAGGCTGCGGACCCAGCTCGGGTGCCGCACGTCGAACAGGAAGGTCGTCGTCCCGGATGCCGGCATACGGACAAACCGGCGGCCGGTGATGTTCATAATCTCGGCGCCGATCTGCCGAATCTTCTCCAGCAGGGTCTCGTCGTCGGCGGTGCTGGTGCTGCCCAGCTCCTGCTTCACGTCGTACAGCGAACAGATGAGGCCGGCGCCCTCGGGCCCGACCTGGAAGCTCGTCGACCAGTCGGACACGCGGGTGGCGCCGACGTTCTCGACGCGCGTCCGATACCAGCTCGCGGCGGCACCGGTGGGGTCGTAGCCCGTGTAGCTGCGGACCCCGGTGATGATCGTCAGGGTCGGCGTGGCGCCGACGCCGGTGACATCGGCGTAGGCGCCGGTCTGGGTCGGCGAGGTCTGCAACCGGATGAGCGCGCCGGCACCGTAGGCGCCGGCGTTGAGCAGCTCGTCCGGGTTCTCGACGGTGGTCTGGACGACGTTCGGCACGGGGCCTCCCGGCTAGTTGCTGCTCCTGCCCTTCAACCCGGCAGTCGTGATGGGCTTGCCGGCGGTCTCGCGCTGCTCGCCGGGCGCGGCGCTGGCCTGCTCGACGACCGGCTCGGGGGTGGGCGCCGGCGCGGACACCGAGCCTCGCACCGCGATCGGGCCGAACAGCTCGGGTGACCGCTTGAAGACGGGGTCGCTCGAGTCGACGATCTCGCCCTGCTGGTACAGCTCCTGCTTGTCGTCGACCGTGGTCACGAACGCCTGGAGCACGACGTAGAAGTCGGACTTCGCCATGAGGCTGCCTCCTGGAGGGGGGTGAGGGGCGGCGGGGAGATCGCCGCCGCCCCCCGAGGGTCTAGGTCAGGTACCGGAGGGTGCGGCCGGCGTCGACGTTGATCGGCCGGGCGTCGTTCCGCCACATGGCGTAGAGCGCCTGCTGGCCGGTGACCAGGTTGCCCTGGCCGGCGCCGAAGATGAACGGGATGATCTGGAGGGCCATCCCGATCCGGTCGACGATCACGTAGGAGTCGACGTTGAGCAGGGTGCCGATGACGATGTTCGCGGTCGCTGCCGTGGGCAGGGATGGCGACTCATTGACCGGGTAGCCGAGCAGCCGCAGGCCGGTGTTGCCGGCGCTCTCGGTCGGGATGCCCGAGCTGACAGCCGGGTAGTACCCGTTGCCGCCGAACAGCTTGCCGCCGAGGATCTCCAGGGTCTGGGCCTTGCGGATCGAAGCGCGGTTCAGGAACCACTGGGCGTTCTGGCGGTGCCGGATCGGCAGCGCGGCCTCGACGAGGTCGAAGTCGCCCGCCCCCAGGGTGATCGAGACGCCCGTGGTCAGGCTGGTGTAGGCACCGGAGGTGCCGTTGACGGGCCCGACGCCGAGCGGGAAGACGGTCGTGCCGACGCCGGTGGCGAACGACGCCTCTTCCTCGTTGTCCTTGGCCTCGCCGATGAGCACGGCCATCTCGGACGCGATGTCCGTCCGGTCCTGGGCGGTCTCGAGCGAGTAGGTGATCTGCGCCTGGATGCGCTTCACGATGTACTGCGGCTGGGCGAAGGTCGGGCCCTGCTCAGTCGCAGGGGCGGCCTCTGTCGTCCGGGTCGCCACGACGGCGGTGGCCGTCAGGGCGTTCCAGGTGTCGGTGCCGACGATCGGCACGACGCGGCAGGCCCGGCGGTAGGGATTGACCGCGCCCGTGTGGGAGCCGATGGCGATGACGGACAGGTCGTACTGGAGCGGGATCGCGAAGCCACCGGTCGCGTCGACGCCGATCGCCAGGGCGGTGCCGCGCTGCTCCTCGGGGCTGAGTTGCTGGCCCAGGACGAGCTTCTGGAAGGCCCGCTTGTAGAGCGGGGATCCGGTCGCCATGAACCGGCGGGCGAGCTGCTTGTCAGGGGTGTCGTGGTGCTCGATCAGCCAGGCCATCCGATCGCGGCTCGCCTGGGTGTCGGTCTTCGGGTGCGGGAACGAGGCGCCCTCGGTGATCCGTAGCGCGTTGTCTTGGAAGAGCTGGGCGCGGTGTTCCTGCGAGCGAGCCCGGTTCTCGACCTCGCCGAAGTCGTACGGGTCGACCTGGCGGTTCTGGTTGACGATGGCCGGGACATAGCGCGACGGATCCGGCGGCGGCGCAGACGACGGGCCATCAGCCACGCCGAATTCCTGGGCCCGTCGGACGCGGGCGTCGTAGGCCTGGATGTCGCGGACGAGGGTGTCGCGCTCCTCGTTCTCGGCCTTGTCGCGGGCGTCTTCCTCGGCCGGCAGGACGCCGGGGTAGGCGGTCGCCCGCGTGGTGATGCTGGCCTCCAGCTCGGTGACCCGCGACTGCTTGTCGTCGCGGCTGATGTATTCCACGGGCTTGCTCCTTGAATCAGAAGACCCGCCTTCCGGCGGGTCCTTGGTGGCGATGGGTGACGGCGTGCCAGGTGGCTCGCGGCGCTCCTCGAGGTGGGGCTGGGCCCCGGCGTCGAGGGAGGGTGCGGGCGTCCAGAGGACGTTGCTGCTGTTGGTGGTGACGCTCGGCACGACGTAGGTGACCAGCTCGCGCAGTCGCGCCGGATCGTCGGACAGGGAGTCGAGCGCGAATTCGTCGCTCATGCTGCGGACCTGGGCGGTGGCTCCCGCGTACGCGGGCCAGGTCACCACGCTGATCTCGTTGATCTGGGCTTCGCGGATGGTCCGCTCGGGCAGTCGCTTGGGGTTGTGGGCGCCCGGCCTGGGGCTCGGCTCCCAGTCCTCGCGGATGGCGCGGAAGGAATGGCTGGTGCCGTACTGGCCCTCGCGCAGCCCCGAGACAATCAGCTCGGGTAGGCCGTCGAGCAGCTCGCCCCGGTAGTACGGGCCCTGGGCGTCCTCGCCCAGCTCACGCGGGACGGCGATCGGTTGGTGGCCGAGCTGGGGGTCCTTGCCGTGCTGGAAGATGATGCGGATCCGGTCGCGGTTCTCGTCGAAGCTCTTGCGGAAGGCGCCGGCGGCGTTGCGCTCGAGGAAGTGACCCTCGGTCCGGCTGTCGATCTCGGCCCACTCCCCCGCCCCGGCCAGGCGGCCAGTCAGCTCGCGGCCCTCCAGCTCGGGCCCAGGCATGACGGCACGGACACCATCGCGGGGCGGACGCTGCGACCGGTTCGGCTCGGTGTCGTGGGACATGACGGACCTCTGTGTAGGTGCTTGACAGTCGTGTGTAGGTGCTTCACAATGGGGATGTCCCCCGGAGACGCCGGGGGCCCCACCTGGAGGAGCCACATGGGCTCGGTTGTTGTCTCTCCCGTCGTCGTCAGTGACGTCGACAAGGCGCGTTCGCACTGGGGGCGCCCGATGGCGCTCGGCCCGATGACCAATCGTCGGCCGTCAGGCGGCAAGGTCCGCATCGGCTCGGCCGACTTCGTCGGCGGCCCGGTCCGCTACCGGATGGTCTCGGTCGCGCCAGCCTTCGACCCGGACGCCGTGTCCATGTCGCCCGTCAAGGGCTGGACCGCCGCGCACGACCCCGCTTGGGGTGTGTTCATCCCCGGCTCGGCTCTGGTCGCAGCCCGGTCCGACCGCGACAGGGCGGCCTGACGTGGTCGCCTTCGCCGGCCACTCCTACCCCGCCGGCACGATTGCCTGGCTGAACGCGGTTCGCGTCCGCGTCGTCACGGTCGGCGCCAACGGCAACTACGTCGTCAGTGACGCCGATGGCGTCAACCACACCGCCCACCACTCGGCCTTGGTCGCGGACATGACGGCCGACGACATTCGCACGGATCTGGCCGACCTGGGGCCCGCGCCCCGGAACCCCGTCGCACGCGGCCACTGGGCCGACGACGTGCGCTTCCTGACCGCCCTGGCCGCTGCCATCGGCGTCGACGAGCCCGTGAAGGGCTACGACACCGAGGGCAACCTCAAGCGGATGGTCGAGAACCATCCCAGCAACCGGAAGGAGAGCTGAACATGGCCCGACGCAAGGTAGGCAAGCGGGATCTCGCCGCCCTGGTCTCGACCCTCAAGGCCCAGTACCCGTACGACGACAAGCAGGACCTGTGGTCCAGCCTGACGTGGGATTGGCCGGGGCGTCCCACCCCCTCAATCCTCTGGGAGGGCGGCCCGGACGAATGGGTCTTCAACGAGGCGGTCAGGTTGAAGGCCGAAGCCCTGGGCCTGTTCGTCGAGGCCTACAGCGGGTACGCGCTCTGCGTCTACCCCGGCTGGTCCGTCTAAGTGCAGGTGCTACACTGACCGACGATGGACAAGTTGCAGGAAGCCGGCCGGCGCTACCAGCGCCGGCGTCAGGCCGTCGACGTCAGCTATGCCGAGCTGGTGCCGTTGATCCTCGAGGCCCGCGAGACGCAGACCCTCCGCGCCATCGCCACCAAGACCGGCCTATCGTGGGCCCGCATCCACCAGATCGTGAAGGAGCACCGTGGCTGACACCTACTACACCGTCCTGGGCGACCCGCCCGTGACGGTCGACCGGTACTTCCGGGTCACCGACGACGGCATCTACTCGCGCTTCGACGCGGCCACGCGCACCTGGGTCGAGGTCCTCGGCGCCGGCCGCGACGGCCTGTCTCGGCGGATCGAGAGCGGTGACGACATCGTGCGCTCGACGCCGGACGAGATTGCCGCGCTAACGGACTAGCGGGAACACCTGGTTCAGGAACGGGAGGTCGCCGAGCCCCTGGTTCTCGGGCGCCGTCCTGAAGCCGATCCACTGGTCGTTGATCTGCTGGTCGAGCGCCTTCCACTCGGGTGAGCCCTTCGGCGCCTTCCGCTGCGCCTCGTAGAGCGGATGGCTGAGGACCTCCTTGATGTTGAGGCCGGCCGCCGTGTGGAATTGGACCTCGAACATCTGGCCGCTGGGCGTCCGCCAATTCGTGTTGAGACCCTCGTAGCCGGCCGGCTCCTTCCAGTAGTTGGTGGCGCGGACAGGCTCGTAGCCCCGGTCGACCATCGCCTGGATGCCCGCCTTGACCGAGGCGTTGTAGGTGGCCGGATCGCCGACGTACGTGTAGCGGAGGTTGTCCTTCATCCCCGCGACCAGCTCCTCGTGCGTCTGGGTCGGATCTTCCTGCATCCTCTCGTCGAGCTTCCGCCGCGTGCTGTCTTCCTTCTTCAGGCGGGCGTCGAGGGTGTGGAGCGTCTTGCCGTCGAGGACGAATGCGGCGTTCGGGTCGAGCCCGGTCTCGGCGCCGATCGCCACGAGGTCGGCGGTGACGCCGGGCTCGGCGGCCGTGGCGCTGGCGACCAGGTCGGACGCCGTCCGGTCGAGCTGGTGGCCGGCGCTCGGCCGAGCGCCCTTGAAGTAGCCGTGCTCGCCCTTGATGTAGTCCTGGGCCTTGCCGCGAGTCGCGCCGAGCAGCTTGGCAAGCTCCGCGTCGAGGTCGGCCTGGTACTTCTCCTTGTACCCCGGCGGCAGGCCGAGGTCCTCGCCGGTCCCCTCGAACCAGGCGATCGGGTCGAACTGGTCGGGGTCTGGACGGTCGAGGTCGACGCCGGTGTCGAGGAGCTTCACGGGTTCGTCTTGCGCCATTGGATCCACACCAGTGCCTGCACCTGTTCGGGCGACAGCCCGTGGGCATCGGCGACCCGCCGATAGGCGTCCGCGAACAGCGAGTATGCGCCCTTGACGGAATACTGCCTATTGGTCGGGGTCGCCAGGACGTCCATCCGCTCGTCCTGCGCCGGCACCTTGACGCCGACCGCAGCGGACAGTGCGTGGGTGTCGATCGTGATCGATCGGCCGCTGTCCTCGTTGGCGAGGATGTTGTTGTAGAACGACCGGACCTTGTGGCCGTTGAGGACCTCGTCGGGTGACTCGCCCCGGTAGATCCGCACCGCGTTGTCCATGCCGGCGAGACCGCACGACCAGGTGACCTTGTAGGTCTTCCCGTTCATGTCGTCGGTGTAGCTGAGCCCGGCCTTCTTGGCGCTCGCCTTGACGTAGGCGGCGGCCTCCATCGACGACAGGTCGGACAGGTGCTGGCTGCCGTTCCAGTCGCCGGCGGTGACGCCCTTCTTGGCGAGCTGGACGCGGGCCTCGGCGACCAGCTCGGGGGTCAGGCTCGAGCCGTCGACGAGCGGGTTGGCCTTGATGACGCCGGCCATGTACTGGGCCCCGGACAGGTTGCTCCCCCACCCCTGCTGGGGCGACATCGCCGCCAGGCCGCCGACGCTGGTCTCGTAGGTGTAGCCGTCCTTCGTGGCGACCTTGGCCGCCTCGTCGCCGGCCTCCTTGTACCAGGTCATGCCGTTGTTGGTCGGGTCCTTGAGGGCCAGCTCGAGCTGCTTGTCGACGTTCGCCTGAAGCTGCTCCTGGGTCATCCCAGGGAACCGCTGCTGCAGCTTGGCGAGGAGCTTGGCCTGCAACTCGGGCGACAGGTTGGCGAAGACCGACGGGTCGTCGGTCAGGATGTCCTTCCGGCCGGCCGCCGGCACCTGGCCGCCCGACGCGATCGGCTTGATGAGATGCGCCCCGCCAGGACGAGCGCCCTCGAACAGTCCGTGCGCTCCCTTGATGTAGTCCTGCGCGACGCCTCGAGCTGCGGCGCCGTCCCAGACGATGTCGCCCTGGTCCCAGAGCCAGTGGTGCCGTTCGGCGGCCGTCACTGGGTGTACCTCACGGTCAGGGCCCCGCCCTTCCAGGCGCCGTACTGCGCCGTCGGGTCGAAGCTGACGACCTTGAACGACGAGCCGCGTGGCAGCAGGACCTCGGCTTCCTGGGGCGCCAGGCTCTCGGCCTGGTCCTTGGCCGTCCGGTCGATGAAGCCGCCCTTCATGCCCTTCGTGGCCTCGATCACCACGACGATGTCGCCGTAATTCATGGCGATGTCGGCGGACAACGAGGTCGACGGGTAGCCCAGGTCCTTGAACGTCTTGCCGACCAGGGTCGCCGGATCGGCGCCGAGCGCCTGGGCGGTCGTGCCCCGGTAGAGGATCATGTCCTCGGGGATCTTCGACCGGCCGAGAGCCGTGTCGAGCGGGTCGATGTAGTCGGCGGCGAAGTCGGTCGGCAGCTCGCCGTCGCGGAGCGGGACGTTGACGCTGTCGACGTCCTCGAGGTAGCCGGTCACGGCGTCGCGCTCGTCGGCGGACAGCCCGCGCCGCCAGCTCTTCCAGCCCTCCTCGCCGTAGGCGTGTGCCGCGTCGACGCTGGCGAAGCCATCGGGCCCGCCTGGGCGCGAGCCCGTGAACAGGCCGCCCTCGCCCTTCGTCCAGTCCTGGGCGACACCGCGCTTGGGCAGATCGGTCGTCGACCAGTACGCGTCCTTGACCAGGGCTTCCCACTGGGTCGCCTTCTGGGACAGCGCCTTGCCGGCGGTGTCGACAATCTGGCCCGAGCCGTCGTCGAACCGGACCAGCAGCCGGCCGGCGCCGCGCCGCGCGATCACCTGGCCGCCGTTCACTGCGCGTCCTCCCAGGGGATGCCGAGCTTGTCGAGCTGCGCCTTGATCGCGGTGTGGTCCCAGTCGACCTCGCCCATGACCGGGTCCGGCCTGGGGACGAACGTCACCTTGGCGATGTCCTTGACGCTGACACCGCCATGTACCTGGGCCTCGACGTACGGGGCGTGGCCCCGGAAGGCGTCGACCGACGGGAGGGTCAGCGGATCGACCTTGGAGAACTGGCCCTTCAGCACCTGGGGCACGCTGCCGGCGGCACCCATCTCGGTGTAGCCGGCGATGGTCGCGCCCTTGATCGGTGTCGCCGCCGGCGCCGGGAAGCTGTCGTCCCAGGTCGCGGTCGTCCGGGCACGGACAGAGTCGTTGAGGGTCAGCACCACGTCGCCGTAGCTGTCGGTCGAGCCCCAGATGCTCTCACTGGCGGGCGCCGTCTGGAGGTAGCCGTAGATCGGCCGCTGGGCCGGCGGCGTGTCTGACGGTAGGGCGAACAGGGCCTCTTCCTGGGCGGCCCGGAGCGGCGGGTTGAGCGCCCCCTGCGAGGTGCTGGACTCGAACTGCGACTTCAGCCGGCCGTCGGCGAGAATCTCGTCCATGTACTCGGTCGGGACGTTGACCTGGACGTGGGCCTCGTCGAAGACCCGCTGGATGTTCGCGTTCGCGGCGTCGGTGTATGCCTTGGTCGTCATCCCGTGGGCCTTGGCGGCCGAGGCGATCGCCTCGCCGTAGGTGTCGTGCCAGTCGCGCACGACGATCGGGTTGACCAGGCGCTTCGGGCGGGCGCCGGCGAAGTACCCGTGCTCGGCCTTGATGTAGTCCTGGGCGACCCCCCGATCCTCGCCGTCCAGCTCGTCGTCGCGGTCCTCGGGGAGCTGCTCGACGTGGGCGGACACGAAGCCGGCGGGCGGGTTGGCCGCGAGGCGGGTCGCCGTGAGCTGCGCAAGCTCGAGCGGGCCAGGCCCCCAGTGCTCCACCCGGTCGGTGAAGGTGACCACCAGGTCGGTCGTTGCGGTGACGTCTGCGTCGTCAAGCTCAATCACGGCCCGGTCATCCGCAGCTCAAGGCCGGCGAAGCCGCCGATCGTCTTCACGACCATGTCGTGGTAGTCCTTGTAGAAGGCGGTCGCTGCCTGTCTGTAGTCGAGCGGCGACCGCGCCGTGTCTCGGAACGCCAGCTTCAGCATCACATCGGCCTTGCCGTTCACCAGGGCCTTGGCGACCTCGTTGATGCTGCCGGCGAAGCCGTGATTGATCAGCTCCATCGACCCGTCGTTGTTGAAGGCTCGGATCGAGTGCAGGCCGGTTCTCAGCGCGGTGATGATGTCGGTGTCGGACAGCGACGTCGGGTAGTGACCCTCGGCCTCGAGTCGCGGGTGGAAGTGCGTCAGCGTGCCGCCCCGCCACTTGTGGGTGTCGGTCTTCCACCTGATCGCAGTCTTGGTTCCGCGCTGGGCCTGGGCGTATATCTGGTTGCCGTCCTTGTCCCAGGCCTGGCCGTACTCGAGCTTGGGGTTCTTCTTGTTGATCCCGCTCTCGAAGGCGACGACGTGCTCGGCGACGGGCCCAGCGTGCGCCGGCGTGCCCCCGACCGGCGCCCCGTGCGAGATGCCGGCCGCCGACTTGTGGGCCCCGCTATGGCCGCTCGGGTGGCCCTCGACCGGATGCCCGCCGTGGGACGCCTTGCCGCCGTACCAGGCGCCGTAGTAGTGGTGGGTGTCGTCCTCTTCCTCGGCAGCTCGGGACGATCGGCCGGCGCCGAGCGCCTCGAGGAAGCTGTCGATCGCGCCCTCGTCGTTCGGGTCGACCAGGGCCAGGTGCGGCTTCGCCATCAGTGCGCCGCCGCACCCTGGAGGTAGACCGACTCGCCCTTCCCCAGGTCGAAGTACGCGAGCTGGTTGTGCTCCTCGGACAGGGCCTTGGCCTTGCTGGCTGAGTCGGTGTGGATCGCGATGTCGAGGTAGACCGTGTCGCCGTCACGCCAGCCGCCCAGGTAGTGGTCCGGCTGACTGAGCTGCTTGGCGTGCTGGTCGCGGTAGCGGTGGACGTCGGCCCTGGTCATCGTCCGGGCGTCGAACTTCTCTTCGGCCCCCGAGTACGGGCTGACCATGTAGCCGCCCATCGGCACGTCGCCGTGGGTCGTGACGCTGAAGCCGCCGGCCAGGGCCTCGGTCGTGAGCTTGTCGTACGACAGCCCAGCCTTGCCACCGGCGTAACCGAACTGGCCGCCGGCCGGATCGCCCGCCGGGACGCGTGGCTGGTCAG